AAATACGAAGGCATGGTAGATAAATATATTGGTGATGCAATGATGGCTATTTTTAATGCACCTTTAGATTTAGACAGCCACAAAGAAGCTGCAATCCTTTGCGCTACAGAAATACAAGATAAAATAAAATTATCTGGTTTGGGAGTAGAAATAGGTGTCGGAATAAATACTGGTTATGCTGTCATAGGCAACATGGGTTCAGATACTAGGTTTGATTACACAGCCATTGGTGATTGCGTAAACGTAGCAGCAAGACTTGAATCTGCAACCAAAGAAGTTGGCGTAGATATTTTAATTGGGGAAAATACTGCAAAAAAGGTTGATTTTAAGTTAAAATCTTTAAAACCTATCAAAGTTAAGGGCAAAGAAGAATATTTAAAAATTTATACGAATATATGACTACAAAAAGAATAACAGCAAGCAATGTCGCAGCCGACCTAGCGGTATCAAAAAAAGAAAACGAAGAACGCTGGAAAACAGCTTTTAACGAGTTTGCAGATATAAAAGAACAAATATCAGGAATTAACAACACCATTAAAATGGCAACATTTGGTGTCTTTGGTTTTATCGGCGCTTTATCTATTGCAATAATAACGGTAATTTTATGAAAAACATTTTAAAAAACATAGTTGGAGCTGTAGCACCAACACTAGGTACAGCAATTAGCGGGCCACTAGGCGGCATGGCTATGGGTAAGATAGCAGAAGTATTGGGAGTATCTAACGATCAAAAATCCGTACAGCAAGCAATAAAAAACGCAACACCAGAACAAATGATGGAGCTAAAGAAAGCTGAACAAGAGTTTGAAGCTCAAATGAAAAAACTTGATGTTGATGTTTTTAAATTAGAAACACAAGACAAACAAAATGCTAGAAGCATGTTCAGCAAAGACTGGACTGCTAGAATTATTGGTATAGCTGTCATAGGTGGCTTTCTGGGTTATATATTTCTTGTAACACTACAACCGCCAGAGCAAAACAGCGAGGCACTAATTAATTTAGTCCTTGGTTATCTTGGAGGGTTAGCAAGTGCAATTATTTCGTTCTATTTTGGAGCATCTAACACCAGCGACAAAAAAGATTAATATGAAAATATCTTTAGAAGGTTTAGGTTTAATTAAAAAGTTTGAAGGCTGTGAACTAGAAGCATACAAATGTGCAGCAGGTGTTTGGACTATTGGTTATGGTTCTACAAAAGAAGTTAAAGAAGGCGACACTCTTACCCAAGGAGAAGCAGACTACTTATTAAAACATGAAATGGATGAATACGAAGGCTATGTAAACGACATGGTAAAAGTTGATTTAAACCAGAATCAATTTGACGCTCTTGTGTCATGGGTATTTAATCTAGGCCCATCAAACCTATCTTCAAGCACTTTACTTACTAGAATTAACAATAAAGACTGGAAGGATGTTCCTAATCAAATCAAACGCTGGAATAAAGCAGGCGGTAAAGTTCTAGAAGGTCTTATTAGACGTAGAGAAGCTGAAGCCTTGTTATTTGAAGGTAAAGAATGGCACGAAGTTTAAATGTTTGATAAAATAATAATTGGATAAAAAACATTATGATTAACATACAAGACTTATTTAAAGGTTTACAAGAAAGCGGTTTCGGCGGCGTCAACAGAGGCGGCGTAGGTAGAGGTGGAAATGTCCCCAATATTGGCGGTGGAATTGGTGTAGGTTACATGCCTCTTCCAAGTGATCCAACTTTTTCAAGCGGTAATCGTTACGCCCAATCAATAGCAGGTGGTCAGAATGTTCCAAACATGATCGCACCTGGTATGAGCTTTTCTGCTGCAAACCCACAAGGATATACACAAGCAAATGTACCAACACCCAATCCAGGCACACCACCAGATTCAGGATTTATTCCACCACCACCAACATTTAGAGATCCAACGCGACCACCAAGAGATGATTTTATTTCTATAGGTGGCCCAGGCGGAAACGATGGAATGGGAGATCCTAGAATAGATGGTGGATTTATGCCACAACCAGGATTTAATCCAGGCGGATACCAGGGTTTTGATTTTTCTGGTTTCCAAAAGTTACTAGACAATCTGCCAGCACAAAAAGTAGACGCTAACGATTATAAAGACGACATAATGAAAATAGTTAATGACAATTTTACTATTCCTAGTTTTGATGATACAGAACTAAGAGAATTAATAGCTGGAAATACAACTGGTATTAATAGTATTCCTGACTTTGATCCATCTACATTAAATCTTCCTGACTTTGGTAACTTTGCTACAAGAGATGACTTAGAGAATAGACCTATCTATGATGACACAGACATTAGAAATAAAATTACTTCTATAGAAAATCTGCCTGATTTTGATATTAACGATTACAGAGACAATATTACAAGTATTGCTAGACAAGGTATTGATATACCTCAGTTTGATGATTCAGCTATAAGAGATATGATTAACAATAACTCTAACATGATTGGTAACATACCTCAGTTTGATCCATCAAGTATTAACAACCAGATAAGTGGTTTACAAGATCAAATATTAAACATACCTCAATTTGATGCTAGTGGTTTACAAAATCAAATAGGTGGTTTGCAAAACCAAATAGGTAACATACCTCAGTTTGATCCGTCCACTTTAAATCTTCCAGATTTTAACAATTTTGCTACTAGAGATGATTTAGAGAATAGACCAATATACGATGATACGGCACTAAGAGATCAAATAACCTCAATAGGTCAACGTCCAGGTTTTGATGACTCGGCTTTAAGAAGCATGATTGAGGCAAACACTAACAGACCTGGTTTTGATGCTTCTGGTTTACAGTCTCAAATAGGTGGTTTACAAGATCAAATATTAAACATACCGCAGTTTGACGATTCTGGCTTAAGACAGATGATAGAACAGAACGCTAACAGACCAGGATTTGACCCATCAAGCATTAACAATCAAATAAGTGGCTTACAAAAACAAATAGGTAACATACCGCAATTTGATCCTTCTAGTTTAAACTTACCAGACTTTAACAACTTTGTTACAAGAGGCGATTTAGAAAACAGACCTATATATGACGATACAGCACTTAGAGATCAAATAACTTCTATAGAGCAACGTCCAACATTTGATCCAACTGATTTACAGTCACAAATAAGTGGTTTACAAAATCAATTTAGCAACATGCCAACTTACCAAGCTCCAAACATAGATGATTTAATAGCAAGACTAGACGCATTAGAAAATGCAAAGTCACCAGTCTTGCCTCCAGTCATAGATGATACATCTAAAAAAGTAACACCAATTAAAAGAGTCGGTGTGGTTTAATGGCAACACAAGAAGAGATTTTACATTCAAACGAAGCAGAGATAATTCTTGAAGCTGAAACATTTAAAAACGCAATACAAATACTTAAAGATGAGTATATAAATTTATGGTTATCATCCAAAAGTGATGATATAAATACAAGAGAAAATTTACACAAAGCTATTAAGCTGCTCCCTGAAGTTGAAAGACACTTACGCATTATTGTAGAGAAGGGTGTAATCACTAAGTCACAATTAGGCAGATTACAGAAAGTTGTGTAAAATATAGCTAGTATTGTAAAATACTACTTTACATTTTTAAGGAATGATTATGACCAATAACGCAAAGCCGACTGGTTTACAAACAAACATGCAAGAGGCCGCACAGTCTTTTGAAAGTTTTTTGACTCCAGAGGAGCAACCAGAAAACGAAGTTGAAGAACAAGCATCAGAAGAGCTAGTCAACGAAGAGGAAGTCATCGAAGATGATGAAATCATTGAAGAAGAGCCTGAAGAAGATGAAGAAGAAGAACTCGAAGAAGATCAAGTAGAAGAAGAGGAGTCCGAGCAACCTCAGTTATATAACATCAAAATTGATGGCGTTGATACTGAAGTCACACTTGAAGAACTCCAAAACGGATACAGTCGCCAAAGAGATTATACGAGAAAAACTCAAGAGTTAGCTCAACAGCGAAAAGCTATTGAAGCTCAACAACAAGAGGTTTCTCAAAAAGATGCAATTTATTCACAGTTGTTACCAAGAATGGAATCAACTTTGAAGGGCGAGTTAGAAAACGAGCCAGATTGGAATGCACTTTATGAAGCAGATCCTATTGCTTATGTCCGTGAAAAAGACGTATGGAATGAGAAAAAGCAAAAGTTGCAAGCCGTACAAGCTGAAACACAAAGACTCCAACAAGAGTCAGCAGTTAAACAGCAACAACAGATTCAAAAATTTGTTGAGTATGGTAATCAGCAGTTGCTTGACCAAATTCCAGAATGGCAAGATTCTGAAATAGCTAACAAAGAAAAGTTATCTATCAAAGAATATGGTATGAATGTCTTGGGTTATACACCACAAGAGATGGATCAAGTTTACGATTACCGAGTTTTACTTGGTTTGAGAAATGCTTGGTTACAGCACAAGACACAACAAGCTACTAAAGTAAAACCAACTGAGAAAAAAGCAGTTGCTCGTACTGCAAGACCTGGCACTTCAAATGTTCCAAAGACAACAACTCCTGTGAAAAGAGCGCGTCAAAAATTAGCTAAAACTGGAAAAGTCCAGGATGCAGCTAAATTATTTGAACAATTAATATAAACTTTTTAACAAGGAAATAAAATATCATGGCAAAAGTAACAAACGCATTTGATACATATACGGCGACTTCTGATAGAGAGCAATTAAGTAATGTTATTTACAACATCTCTCCTCAGACAACTCCATTTATGTCTGCAATTGGCAAAAATTCAATTAAGAACGTAGTTTTTGATTGGCAAACAGAGGTTCTACCAACAGTTGATATGACTGGTGAACTTGAAGGCTTTAGATTAGACGGAGCTACTTCAGCTTCTACAGCTACATCAAGAGTTAGTAATGTTGCAATGATCTCATCAAGAGACGCAACTGTAACTGGTTCTCAACAAGCATCTGACCCTGCTGGTAAGAAATCAGAAATGGCACACCAATTAGCTATTATGGCTAAAGCACTAAAAAGAGATATGGAGTCTGCTCTATGTCAAAAAGGTGCTAAAACAACTGGTGCTGCTGGAGTAGCTAGAGTAACTGGTGGTTTTGAATCTTGGATTACATCTAATGTATCAAGAGGAACTGGTGGTGCTGGAGCTGGAGCTGGAGCTGCGCCTACTGACGCTGCTGCTGGTAACATGAGAGCATTAACTGAACCTCTATTAAAAACTGTATTACAGTCTTGTTTTGAGAATGGTGGAGAGCCTTCAATGGCTATCTGTGGCCCAGCTAACAAGCAAGTAATATCAGGTTTTACTGGTAGATCTTCAGCTAGACAAATGATTGGTGCAAACACAGTAGAGGCTTCTGTTTCTATTTACGCATCAGACTTTGGTGAGCTTAAAATCGTTCCATCTAACTTTAGTAGAGAAAGATCCTTACTATTAGTTGATCCAGACTTCGCTAAAGTTTCTTACCTAAGAGACTTTAAAACAGTTGACATCGCTACTGTAGGTGACGCTATGACTAAAATGATCGTAGTTGAATACGGTTTAGAAATGAGCAACCAAGCTGCTCACGGAATCGTAGCTGATTTAAGCTCTTAATAGCTTAGTTAGAATTCAGGGAGAGTTTCGGCTCTCCCACCCTTTATTTATATGTCAATTAAACGAACAGTCACAGATCATAAAACTGGTTACAAATCAGAATTTATTACTGAAGATGACAAGATCGTTTATCACACGACACAAGATGTCGCTCCTGTCATTGACCACGTTAAAAAACTAAGAGACAATACTCCTAAGCCTGGAAAAGACTTACGCCATATAGCTGAAGTACCTATGGTAATTTGGCAAAAATCATTGAGGGAAGGTTGGTCAAAAGATTCAGCTAAATGGAAAAAATGGCTGAACGATCCAGATAACAAAGTATTTAGAACTTGGCAGGGTAAAGTATGACATACGCAGAACTCAAAACGGCAATAGCAAACTATCTAAATAGATCAGACTTAACTTCTGATATGGATACTTTCATTGATAATGTCGAAGCCGAACTTAACAGAAGGTTAAGAACTAAAGACATGATTAAAAGAGCTACTGCAACAGCAGATAGCCAGTATTTAACAGTTCCAACAGATTGGATGGAAGCAATTAATATTGAAATTACATCAAACAATTTCAGTCCTTTGTTTCAACAATCAATAGAGTCATTAGACGTTTACAGAAAAGCAAACAATAACTCAGTAGGACAACCAGTTTATTTTGCAATGGTAGATGACTCCATTGAGCTAGCACCAACTCCTGACACTTCTTATACCCTACAACTTACTTACTATGCTAAAATAAATGGACTAAGTGATGCAAATACAACTAACTTTGTATCAGTATCACACCCTGATGTTTATTTATATGGCGCGTTGAAACACGCTTCTATTTATTTAATGGAAGACGAAAGAATACCAATGTTCACCGCACAGTTTGAAAAAGCATTAGAAGAAATGAGAATGGAACAAGAAAAATCAGCGTTTGGTAAAGGTTCATTAATGCAAAGACGCAGAACATACGGCAGACCTAATAAGAAAAATTACTATTATGGTAATTAAAGGAGAATAGAATGGCAGGATTTACAGATTATTTAGAGAATAAAGTCTTACTACATGTATTTGGTGGAAGCGCATATACAGCGCCATCAACTTTATATGTTGGTTTATTTACAGCAGCACCATCTGATACAGGTGGCGGTACTGAATGTTCTGGTGGCTCTTATGCTCGTAAGAGTATGCCTAACATGACAGTAAGTGGAACTTCACCAACACAAGCAACCAATGGAGCTGCGGTTGAATTTGTAACTGCAACTGGTGCATGGGGAACGGTTACTCATTGCGGAGTTTTTGACGCTGCATCTAGTGGTAATTTATTAGGTTGGGCAGCTCTAACTGCATCTAAAACAGTTTCAAGTGGAGATGTGTTTAGATTTGACGCTGGTGATTTAGACATTACTTTAGCTTAATAACATGGCCACGATTGGCTATGGTCAACTTAATTACGGGATAGCTGATTACGGTACTCCCAAATACGAGTTTGCATCCGCAACCATAGCTCAAACATCCGCATTTAACGCTTCTGCTGGACTCATTCTTACAGCAGCAGCCTCTATAGATCAAACTTCTGGTTTTACTTCAGAACCTACATTAATAAAAATTGGCTCTGCCTCCATCAACCAAACTAGTGGTTTTGATGCTGTGGGCGAAGTTGTCAAATTAGGCGCTGCATCTATAGACCAAGTATCTAATTTTGTAGCAACAGCAAGACAGATAGACAGAGGCCAGGCAACTATTGCACAAACTTCTGCATTTGCAGCAACAGGAGAAGTTGTAAAACTTGGCGCAGCATCCATTGACCAAACATCTGGTTTTGCTGCAACAGGTCTTATTATTCTTGACGGCGTTGCATCAATAGACCAAACATCAGGATTCAACGCAACTGGTGTTCGCATTGTTTTAGGTCAAGCATCTATAGACCAAACAACAAACATGACGGCAACGCCAGAGATGGTGTTAAGCGGAAGTGTTACTATTTCACAAGAAAGTGCCATGACGGCTCTTGGCGGAATCAAGTATTTCGGTCAAGCCACTATTGCACAAACAAGTGGATTTATAGCAGAAGGTGGCTTAAAATGGAAAGACCAATCTGTGACAACTACAAATTACACAGATGAGTCTGTATCAACTACGAATTGGACAGACATAAATGTTACTACAACTACCTACTCTGATCAGACAGTAACAACAACAAACTGGACAGAAGTATCCAACAACAACGATACCTGGACAGAAGCAGCATAGACAGGAATAAATTATGGCAGATACATTTACAACGAATTTAAACTTAACCAAACCAGAAGTAGGAGCGTCCACAGATACCTGGGGTACAAAGATAAACGCTGACCTTGATGCTCTTGATGCAATCTTTGCCTCTAATGGTACTTCAATAGCATTGAACTTGGACGGAGCTGTAATAGATAGTTCTGTCATTGGTGGGACAACTCCAGCAGCAGGATCATTCACAACGCTTACAGCAAGTACATCTATTACAGGAACACTTGCAACAGCAGCTCAAACAAACATAACAAGTCTTGGTACTCTTACAGCATTAACGGTTAATGGCGATGCAACACTTACTGGCGCTTCTTACAATGTTGTTTGGGATAAATCAGACAACGCACTAGAGTTTGGAGATAACGCAAAAGCAATATTTGGAAATTCAGCAGATTTACAAATCTATCATGATGCAAGTGATAGTTACATTGTTGATAGCGGTACTGGTGATCTTAAAATAAAAGCATCAAATGATTTAGCTCTTTTAACTGCATCAGACGAATATTACATAGCTTGTGTAGAAAACGGCGCAGTAAAACTTTATTACGATAACGCAATAAAAATAGCCACAACCTCAACAGGCATAGACGTTACAGGTACAGCCACGATGGATGGTTTGACTGTTGATGGTAATGGTAAGTTTTCAGGTACAACACCAATATTAAGATTTACTGAAACTGATACAACAGACTTAAACACTCGTCTTGCACATGGAGGGGGATTCTTTTTTATATCTACTGAAAATGATGCAGAATCTTCTAATACGCCAAGATTAGCTATAAACCATTCTTCAGGAGACATCTCCTTCTACAACACAGCAGGAAATTCACAAGCTCTATACTGGGATGCAAGTGCAACCTCGCTTGGTATTGGTACGACTAGTCCTAGTAGTGAACTTCATGTTAAATCAACGGATGGTGAAGCAGCACTAAATTTAGAAGCTGGTACTGTTCGTTTGAAAGTTAATACAAATAACTTTATTTCTGCATCATCTTCTGTCA